AACTAGTGCCGTAGTTCTAACTGACAGCACTCTGCCTACTTGTGGTAGTGCTGAACTTAATGGAACGAATTCTGTTCTTAACAATCAGACTTATGATATTCCTATCACATGGACTGATAAGGGTCCATCAGCTATTCAGGTTGCAATGACTGGAAGTGGTGATGGTGGAAATGATAATGATAGTGACACAACTTCTGTAATTATTGACCAAACACCAGATAACTTTATTATTCCTGATTCTGACGAACTTATTAGAGAACAGGAACCTGTTGATTCTCCTGACACTGATATTCTATCAGAACTACTTCTTGTCGATGATATTGACATTCCAGTAGAGATCAAAGCAAACTATCCTATCTTGGTTGATGTCAATCAAAATGATGACTTTAAGCAGGTACGACAGATCTGACCATAAATAGTTTGACTGGTTTAAGTGTCTGTAAGTAATGCCTGTTTACGAGTATGCTGGTGATGATGCGCCGCTTTTTGTATCGGAAAGCGACTATGTGCAGTTCAGATTTAAAGCTCCTACCACATGGGATACTGAACAAACTGTCACCGTCAGAATTGGTGATCTGGATACGTTTTGGCTTATCAAAACTATTCCAGAGGATCTCATTCCAGATCCGTATCCATTTGAGAACATTCTGGATGCAGAACCAGACACAATGTATACCTATGCTGATGGTACTAGACCCACTGAGCAAATCATTGAAGTCACTGGGTTGACACCAACTTCTGAGGCAGATGTATTCATTACATCAAATTTACCTCCTGGTGATATCAACTCGTATGCAATGCGTATTGATTATACTGGAGATGGAACTTGGGATACTGGTACAGCAGCAGATGATTACTGGGTTCAGACTGCTCCAGCACCAGTAGAGAACGGTGCAAAAATTCAAGTAAGAGGTTTTTCTAGATCAAATAATAACCAGTCTCATCTAATCACGTTAAGAATTGGTCCAACTGCAAATGAGACTTGGAGAATACAAACAAAACCAGTTCCTGACAATACACCAGATCCATTACCAGATTTTGGTGATAAGGTAGATAAACCACTTTCTATTTTCGTCTATAGTGATGTCAAACAAATTGCTGGATTGTCAGAGGATGCACAATTTATCCTACAAAATGGTCAGGCACAGTGGTCTAAACTGACAGGAAATCAACCAACATTTACTACATCAATCAATAGTGACGGTGAGGCAGTCTTACAAAATGGAACAACATTTACAAATGCGAATGGTACTGTAGCAAATGGTGATTGGGTACAGTTAAGAATTCCTAGTTCAGGAAATGCAAATACTCCTGTAGGCACTGACATTCAAATTGGAAATGCTAGTTTAGATGGAACCAATGGATTAGATTGGACTGTGTTGACTGGTGATTTTCCTAGTGAAAATCCCACTCCATTCTCATTCACAAACCTTACTGAACAAGAACCAGACACTTTAATTGCATCTGATGTTCAACCTCCACTTCCTGGTGGTATTACAGGATTGGGTAGTGGTGTTTCTGTGCCTGTTACAGTTGTAGATACAGATTCAGATGAAGTAAAAGTAAAAGTTAACAATGGATCTATTGGTGACTTCCCTGCTAGTGTGAGTAATGGTGATCGACTTCAGATTTTCTTGAAGACTGGTCCAGTATATGGAGCATCTAGTAATAGATTTTTGAGAGTTAAAGTTGGTTCTTTGACATTACTAGACTGGACAGTAGATGTTTCTTCTGGTCCTGATACTGATGCTGACTTTAATATTCCACCTAATCTATTTGGTCAAAATTTAAACACATATGTGACCAGTGCAGCAGTATTTGTAACTGGTATTAATCAACCAATTACTATCAGTTCTACTGTAGGTTCTATTTCTATTGATGGAGCAACACCAACTCCTGGTGATAAAACATTTGATCCAGCAGTCAACACATACTTTACTCTAACATTACTTACAGCAAGTGTTATTAATACACCAGAGCAGACAACTGTGACGGTTGGTACTGGTCCTAGTAATGAATTTGTATGGAGAGCAACAACTTATCTTACTCCACCTGTTGGCATTACTAATGCTGGAACATGGTATAGTATTAAGACACCAAAGCAAGATGGATACTCTGTAGGAACAGTTGTTCCTATTCTTAAGTTGAATAGTATTGATCAATATGGTGATCTAGATGGTTCTCTTGGTGATAGATATCCAGGATGGATTGCGTGTGATGGAAGACAACTAGATGCGGCTTCATATTATCAACTATGGGAAGCAATCGGCAACACATATGGTGGCAATGCTGAAAAAGATTTTGTAGATATAACCGTTGGTGGTCAAGTTATTGGTCAATCTGTTGTATATACAGGAAACTTTAATCTCCCTGATTATAGAAATAGAAGACTTGCTGGTGCTGGACTTGTAGACAATAATAATGGTGGATCTGCATTCTTAACACCATCTAATGGTGACAATGTATTTGATGTAGGATCTGAAGGTGGATATTGGTATTTTGATAAGGTTGATGCCCTTGGATCTCAACCACTAGAACAAATTCAAAACCCAGTCTCTGGTGCTACAAGCGGACTTATCAGTGATTTCTTCTCACTAGGTACAATTAGAGTTCAAAACCTAACCTCAGTAACTACAGATATTGAGTTTACCATCACTGGTGATGTAAATGCAGTTATTGGACCACTTCAGCAAGTTATTGTACCAGTTCCAGTACACGATCACTTGTACTTAAGTGCTGTTGTTGAGGCTGAGGATGGAGAACCTGTCATTCCTTGGGGTCTAGGTGGACAAGGTGGTAAAACACTGTTCAAGTTTGGCAATGAACTTATAGACCAAGATATCAGTGTTCAAAGTACAGAAGATGCACATGATGGTTGGTTTGAACTTATCAGTGGAACACAATTGGTTGATGAATTGAGAGCATACTATGGAAATAGTTTTGATCTCATGGATTGGATTGAAAGTAATCTACCAGATGGTTTCCCAGTTAACCAGCAATATGAAGGTCTTCTTGATTCTGTTGATGGTCCTGGTGACGAAGACGATGATCAATATGGTAGAATTCCATTTACTACGTGGTGGTTATCAAACCCATCTGCATTGAATAGTGCAACTCTACAATCCACTGGTGGTGCAGTTCACCAACAAACAACATCTGGTGTTTTTGATACTGAAGATGCAACATTCAGAATTGATGGATATACTCCAACAAATGGTCAGGTTAGAACACACAGTCACTATCTAACTATGAGCCCTGTTGCTGATCCTAACGTTGACTTCTCTGGTGGCAATGAAGATGGTATTGGTACAAAAGGAGCACCATATGGTCAAGGACTAGGTAACTCTGGTGCTGCTGGTGCTGTACAAACTTTCCAACTTCGTGAAGCTAGAAGTTTGACTACAGTATATGATGAGGGACAATTTGTCAACAAATCTATCGGTGACTGGGCATATAGACTTGCTGGAGGTGCTTATTGGCCTACTGTACCTGTAGAAGAACAAACATATACTGATGATTTTGTTATGACTAATGAGGCTAACTCATCTGGCAATGGTTCTGGTATGATCTTGAATATCACATTCCAGGCATATCCATCTCTTGGTGGAGAACCACTTGGTGATACTAGATATAGAATTAATACAATTGTTAATGCTGGATCTGGTTATGAAGTAGGTGATGAGTTATCATGTACATGGTGGAATAATATCCCCAGTTCTGGCAATAGATTAATCAGACTAAATAGTGTTTCAGTTGCTGGTAGTGGTCAGTCAGGTGCTACTACAATCACCTCATTTACTCAGAATGAAATCTTCATGGGTCTGACTTCAGGCACATTCCAGTTAACTACGAACATCAAACAACCAGTTCCTGATGTTACAATGATACCTCAGAGAACTGTTCCAATTTTCATTCCTTTCTACAAATCGAAATACGTTATTAAAGCTTATTGATATGGCACTTAAACCATTACCAGATTATAGACCTCTTGAGTTGATGAAAGATCCAAAAATCACAAACTTCGAGTTTGATGATTTTATTGGTGTGTGGCATAATCTTATGCCCAAACCAACATGTGATATTCTCATTGAGTATATGAAGAGAGCTATTGAAACAGGTTCTTCGTATCAACCAGAGGATGAAGGTGAAGTTCCAGACCATACCATGTCTCATGTAGTTAACTCTGCAGAGTATTATGGTGGCAATCTAAATCGAAGAGACTTTGCTTTCTTGATGAACTACAACAATATTACATTGTGTAGGCAGGTCAATTCAGTCTTGAATTCATGTCTCAAGCACTACATTGATGAGTATTACTCAATCAAAGAATCAGATGTTATCTCTCTTGATATCAAGTGTCAAATGACACCTCCTGGTGGTGGATATCATTTGTGGCACCATGAAGATGGTGATCTTGTACATGCTGCTAGAGAATTGGTGTGGATGATTTATCTAAATGACATGCCAGATGGTGAGGCAGAGACTGAGTTCTTGTATCAGAGACGCAGATTTAAACCTAGGGCAGGCACTGTTCTTCTGTGGCCAGCGGGTTTCACTCACACACATAAGGGTAACACAGTGTTGACAGAAGATAAATATATCTTGACAGGATGGTATATTAAAAACAAGTAAGGAGATCCATGGAGATTAGAAAGACCCTCGTTGAAATTGATTTCTTGAACAAAATTATTATTCAGCAAGCATATGGTCCTGACCCTAAAACAGGTGTTGTGGGACCTATTGAGGGTGGCAAGAAAGTTCCATTCAGTGATGAACTGGTACAGAAGTTTGTGAATACTTTTGTGCCAGAGTTCTGGAATAGTGACAAGGACAAGATTGACTACTTCCAGTATTTTTCGGATGGAACTTATTTCTGTCAGAGAAAGAAACTAAAGCAAGACTTTGCTAACAACAGTAGTTACTGGGACACCTATCAGTTCAAAGGTGCTACAAAAGAGCAAGCAAAAGAACTATGTGATTCGATGATCACATTTATTAGTGTTGCTGATCAAGTAAAGAACCTCAAGGTAGAAAAACTTGTCGAAGAGGTTGATAAAGAAGTTCTATTCTATGAGCAGAGATATCTCAAACTGAAGAGACAAAAGAATGGTCTGCTTGGACTATCTGATTGGCATGTTCTCCCTGATGTTCCTGAAAAGTATGATGGGGAGAAGGCTAGATGGGAGCAGTGGAGAGCACATCTTCGCTCTGATACTCTGAAAAATCCAGATGAATTTGATAGTGGATTAGAGTATTACAGATATACTTACGAGTATAAGTTTCCCATTGACCCAGATAACTACAGGAAATTGTATCCTAATGATATGCTAGAAGACGGTGTAACTGCTGCACCAGCATACATGGACGCAAATGATCCTGAGCAGTGGGTTAAGCATGATATCGAGGCATCTGGTGACTTCTTCCAAGCAAGAGAGATCACGATGTATAACCTTGCACGTACCAAGAATAAATTAGAACCTAAGAGAATTATCTCTGATAAGATCTTAGAGATGATGAAGTTGTTGCGTGTTGAGGAAGAAGTTCCCGTTGACTATAATATCTACTATACAGAGGATGCATGATACACGAGATTGATTTACTAGATGATGAACAACTTGATTACATCAATCGATATTTTAAGTATCTGACATTCAAAGATGGTAGGATCAGCAACCCTGAAGCAAACAAATATCTGTCTCTTATACACATCTGAC